TTCGTCCTTGCGGGCGCTTTCTTCGCGTAAGTTCGACATTTCGGCTAGGTCGCGTTGGGTCATTGCTGAGCACCTCCCCACTGTTCTGCCATTGCCTGAGCGATAGCAGGAAACGTCTTAGACCGAGCTTTCGCATCGTTCCCGCCATGCTGTATTCCTGCGATTCGTCCGTGTGCTTCCTCAAAATTTATAGGCTTGCCGCTTTTCGTGTAGCCGAGCGGCTCAGGCGGAGGAAGCTGCGTTGTGCGTTCTATTGGCGGCAGTCCTCTTAACCATAAGCAGGTTCGCTTCTTCTGATAGTTTTCGGTGTCACTCGTAGATTTCGCGAAGTAGTAAGGGTGTAAGGTGCAATCGGGCTTGCGAAACAGCGTTGATATAAATCCCGATGGGTTTTCTACTGCGACCCTATCAGCATTTGCGTAGTAGCACTGCATGAAAAATACAGCGGCTTTCGCGAGCTTCCACATACGCTCAACAACCTTTTCGGCGGGCGTGCACCTGAGCGATAAATGCCGTGTTGTGACCCCCGAAAGATATGTACACGGCGGGTGAGCTATCACCATATCCCACTTGCCGACATTGTGTCTAAGACCGTCGCAGGTAGTAAAATCGGTGTTTCCGGTGATGATATCTAAGACATCGCCGCATATATGCCATTCGGGGTGTCCGCCCGAGCATTCCTGCACATCACAGCTATATGCTTCATGACCTCTTTCACGGAATGCTATGCACACCGTCTGTGATTCTTCGCAGGCTATTAGGATTTTCATTGCTGAGCACCTCCTCTTGCTTGTAACCATTCTTCGTACTTTCTCTTGTTCTCGGGGTCTTCATAAAACCTCTTCATCGCCGCGCAGAGGGTCGCCGCAAGCAGTCTGCGCTCTATCTCGGGGACTTTGTCCCAGTCTATCTTCGGCACGGCTCACACCTCCTTCACCGACATTATGTATTCTCCCGCGCGCTTCTCGTCGCGCGCTGTGCGTATCGCGGTTATCACCGACTCGGCTTTCACCGACACTATGCGGGGTTCGCCGTAGTCGGTCGTGAACTCTATTAGGTAGGTTTTCTTCATGTTCATTCACTCCTTTTTTTGCTTACTCTCAGCCATTTTCTGAACCTTGAACTCGTTGTATTTCTGTCGATACATATAGCTCTTGCCGAAGATATTCCACGCCGCTTTGACTACGTTCGGCTCGTATGGGCGTATCTTTTCCAAATCATCAACAGCCTTGTACGAGATCGGACAGCCACAGCAGCCTGTCCGCGTAAGTCCGTATACTTCGTAAGCGTCGGAATACTTAATGCCGTAATGCTCTTTGTACCACGCCTTATCGCTGTCGCTGACGTAGTAGAGAGGTCTGAGCCTGTACTGCCCTGAACTTGTTTCGGTGAAGCATAACGCTGTGTTATCCTTACGCGGTACAGAACGCATACCGCCCTCGTCCCTGCGTTCGCCTGTTATTATCATTTCGTAGTCTTTCTGAACTCTGTGGGCAAGCTGTTTCTTGCAATAGTCACAGCATTTCGCAGATACTTTGAAGTCGGGCGGATATTCGCGAATAAAGTCAAGCATATACTTTGACGAATTGATAACGAGCTGAATGTTCGGCCTCGGTTCACCTGCTGAGTTACAGCAGCACAAGAAGTTTATGGTCGTTTCGCACTTTGGGTAGCGCTCTTTCAGCTCTTTGCGCTTCGCCGCCTTGTCCTCCGCTTGTTCGTATTCATCGTGTATGCTGAGCGGTATGCCCTTTGTCTGCCAGCCGTTAAGCCCTGCGGACATTATCTTCGACACGAACGGTATGCCATGTGTACGACTCGCCTGTACTATATTGACTTTCGGACGATACTCCGTGATCTCGACTCCATACATTTCAGCAGTAGCTTTTACGTGGTCTTTTGTGGCTTTCATTTCAAGCCCCGTGTTAAAAAAGCAGTATTCAACGGGCGGCAGGTCGAAGGTCTTGCGAGTGCGTTCGATAAGATCTATCATTATATCGCTGTCAGCTCCGCCAGAGTACGAGCATATGGCTTTCGGGTGCTGCTTCAAACGCTTAGCGATGATACTCATTATCGCGTTGAATTTTGCAGGTGCGTCAAAATCAGCGTAAGCAGGTCTGTCTGTGTAGACTCTGCTGTGATAAGTATTGCTCATGGGTTCGCCTCCTCCGCCTGTTCCAGTGCCTCGGCTATGCAGAGCGGCTCTGTGTCGCTCCACTCGACTAACGGGGAAACTGCGGCGGAAACTTCCGACCTAAGAACCTTGACGCTGAAGTATTCGCCATTCCCGCCCCACGCCTCAAGCCCTTTTCCGGGGCGTTCGGTGAACGCATATACCGCGCCGTCGCTGTCCTTTGCGATGTATCTGAACCCCAGCAGGTTCAACGCCTTAAAGATCTCGACCTGTTTGTCGGTCAGCGTGATCTCGGGATGAGCGTCAGACCATGCCTGCACACGTCTGATGTGCTCGGCGGTAATCTCTAAATGCCCACATGGCATATCATAAAGTGGGCATGGACAGGTTGAACAATTGTCGAACGTTTTGCACATACGCTGTGCTTCGTGCGCATATTCCAGCGTGTTGTTACAGTTGTATTTTTTCATTGTGGTTTACCTCCTATGTCTTGTTGCGCCCTGATGTGGGGCTTAGTTTTTAGTTGACGTTCTTGTCAACCTTGTCGGCAAAAAAAACAAGCTTTCTTTCTTCTGCGGACAAACGCAGGATACCACAGAGTTTGCTGACCTCCGACGTTTTAAACTCTCTTTTTCCCTGCATTTTGTTATAGAGCGTCTGTCGAGATACCCCTAACTTTTCCGCGATAGCCGTAATAGGTATACGACTGATACTTATTCTATCATTTAGGTATTCTAGGTTCATCATATTCACCTCCCGTCTGTGTTTGAGTTGACGTTTGTGTCACCATCTATATTATAACTCGGGTTTACGAATTTGTCAACTTGTAATTTTCAACAAAAATCACCCTCCAAAGTTGTCTAAAACGTCAACTTTATTTACAACATTGCAAAAACAAGTTGACACGTTTGTAAATTTGTGATACAATGATTTCAGGAGGTTGATAAGTATGACAATCGGCGATAGAGTACGAGCATTACGCATTTCTAAAGGGTGGACACAATCTGAATTAGCTGAGAAAATGGGTTACAAAAGTAAATCGTCAATCGCACATATTGAAAACGGCAGAGATATACCACGTTCTATGGTCGTTACATTAGCTGATATTCTTGATACCTCGCCATCATATTTAATGGGCTGGGAAGATGAGGCTGAATCGCTAAACAGAGAACCGAATCCGCTTGACGAACAAACCATCTTCGACAGATTCGACAACATCAAGCCGCTTGCGCTCAAAAAGTTTCCCATGCTGGGCGAGATAGCCTGCGGCGAGCCGATATACGCAGACGAGGACAAGGAAACTTACGTCATGGCTGACAGCGACATCAAGGCGGACTTCTGCCTAAAAGCTAAAGGCGAGAGCATGATAAACGCGCGCATTTACGACGGCGACCTTGTGTTCATTAAGAAAATGCCGATGGTCGAGAACGGCGACATCGCCGCCGTGATAATCGAGGACGAAGCGACCCTCAAACGCGTTTACTACTACCCCGACCAGAACAAGCTTATACTCAACCCCGAGAACTCAGCGTTCGACCCGCTGGTATACATAGGCGAGGAGCTGAACCACATACACATTCTCGGCAAGGCTGTGTTCTTTATGAGCGCGCTGTGAGAAAATTTAACCATGTAAAATATACTAATTATTTATATATTTTCTTGACAAATTGTGCGAAATGATGTATAATATTGTATAAATCAAACATAGGGAGGAAGTTCTATGGACTTTATAGACCAGATCAAACAGTTTTCTAAGCGCGTTGACAGCCTTAAAGACAGTTTGCCTACTGAGGAAGCTACAAAAACATCTATCATCATGCCTTTTTTCGCACTGCTCGGCTACGACGTTTTCAACCCCGATGAGTTTATGCCCGAGTTTACCGCCGACGTCGGTATCAAGAAGGGCGAAAAGGTAGACTACGCCATACTTAACAACGGCGAACCCGTTATACTTATAGAGTGTAAATGGATAGGTGAACCGCTCGGCAAACATGACAGCCAGCTATTCAGATACTTTGCTACATCTAAAGCTAAGTTCGCTATACTCACTAACGGCAGGATATACAAGTTTTATACCGACCTTGACGAGTGCAATAAGATGGACGAAAAGCCGTTTCTCGAGATAGACATACTAGACATAAAGGAAACGCAGGTAGCGGAGCTTAAAAAATTCGGCAAGTCAAATTTTGATGTAGACTCTATCTTCAATGTCGCTTCTGAGCTTAAATATACCAACGAGTTTAAAGCTGTTTTTGCCGCTCAATTGCAAAATCCTACTGACGATTTTGTAAAGCTGTTTTTATCAAGAGCATACGATGGCGTACGCACGCAGAGCGTAGTAGATAGGTTCAAGCCGATACTTAAAAAGGCGCTTAATAACTACATCACTGAGCTTATGAATGATAAAATAAAGGCAGCTTTAGGCAACCAAGACTTACACGACAGTACTGAACAGACAGAAAATGCCGCCCCACAAGCTGCTGCGGAAACTCCGGCTTCTCCCGAAAAGGTCAGCAAGATAGTAACTACTGAGGAAGAGCTTGAAGCGTTCTTTATCGTCAAGAACCTGCTCAAAGACGTTGCCGACATGAATGATATAACATATAAAGACAACGAGCGTTACATGGCGATACTTTATAAAGGCAAGACAACAAAGTGGATATGCAGATTCTACTTTAATTCTTCTAACAAGTTCCTTATCATTCCCGACAAAGACAAAAAAGAAGTCAAATATCCGATAGCGAATGTTTATGACATAGAGGGTCTTAAAGAGTCTCTTGCAGTTTCTATCAGCAGATTTATAAACTAAGGGGGCACACAGCATGGACGGAATGGTGATAGGCATATGCCTGATAGTTATACTGCTTATCCTTGTTTTGATGATAGTCAAGATAGAGCAGTATATGGAGAGCGTAGACAAGCAGCTCAAAGCGCTCAGCGAACATCTTCTCCGCAAGGACGACCAAAACGACCACAAAGCCGAATAAATGAAAATTCCCCTCCTGCGCTATGCAAGAGGGGAAAATAATAAAAAGCCCCCTACCGACTGCCATCGGTAAGGAGCAAGCACACAAAACCCAGTAACCACAAAGGGCTTTTTCTGCCCTTTTATTATAGCACACTTCGCGCGAAGTGTCAAGGAATAGGAGGAAAAATCATGCCGATCTACAAAATGACTGATAAGAACGGAAAGAACATCAAAAAAGACGGGCTGCAAAAATACCGTGTGCGTATCAACTACACCGACAGCTTCGGCAAGCCGCATCAGATAGACCGCATAGCATACGGCTCGGACGCCGCAAAGGCGCTGGAAATACAGCTTATGCACAAGCAAAGCCAACGGGATATAGCGCCAAGAATGACGATAGGAACCCTTTTCGAGGACTACATCGCCGCCAAACGCACAGAGGTGAGGGAAACATCGCTCGATAAGACAACGAGGATACTCAAGAAGAACGTTATCCCAAAATTTGAAAGCGTGCGGATAGACGCCCTGTCTGTCGCGATGGTGCAGAAATGGAAGCAGGAGCTATCTGAGCAGGGGCTGTCGACTGTGACCAAGAAAAACATATACGGCGAGTTTCGCGCGATGATGAACTACGCCGTCAAAATGGAGTATTTACCCAAAAACGCAGTAGCTGTCGCAGGCAACTTCAAAGCTCCGCTTGAGCCCGAAAAGGAAATGCTGTTTTACACGCCCGACGAATTTCGCAGATACATTCAAGCTGCGAGATCATATGCACAGCAGGGCGAAGAGAACGGCGCGCTCTATGACTGGAATTATTATGTTTTTTTCAACATTGCATTTTACATGGGTATGCGAAAAGGTGAGATATACGCATTGCAGTGGACTGACATCAAGGACGATTACATATCTATCACCAAAAGCGTTGCGCAGAAGCTCAAGGGCGGCGACCGTATCACACCGCCGAAGAACAAGTCGAGCATAAGAACGATACAGATACCGCAGCCCTTGAAGGCGGTCTTGTCGGAGCATTATGAACGCTGCAAGAGCTTTGTTCCGAACTTCAATGATGAAAAATACATCTGCGGCGGTGAGCGTCCTATCCGCGATACGTCGCTGGAAAAGCACAACAAAAGATTTGCCGATATGGCAGGCGTCAAGCGTATCCGCATACATGACTTTCGCCACAGCCACGCTTCCCTATTGGCTAACGAAGGTATAAACATTCAGGAGGTCGCAAGGCGGCTGGGGCACTCCGACATATCAATGACTTGGAACACATACTCGCACTTATACCCACGAGAAGAAGAACGAGCTATAAAGATACTAGATAAAATCGTGTAA